CAATAAGTTAACACACTTTATAGAGAACTTTTTATCAACGAAGACTTCCATTTCTGAAAGTCCTAGTTGACAATGCATGTAAAGTAATTGAGCTATATCATCTATGTGATTATACACGTTATGCTCGTATTGATCTGTAAGAGCTATTGCTTTCTTACGACTAATCATTTAAACTTCGCATTTACCGCCTCCACAAGCGACCTGCTCTTTTAAGTTGGTAGTATCAGTATACTCTGTAACTTTACTTAAATCAATAGACTTTAGAGTTCCAATTAATTCATTGTATTTTTCTTCAGTACATTCTTCAAATGGAGCTTGTTTATAAGTTCCTCCATCATAAGGTAATACCGATAATCCATTATAGAACTCTCTGTTCTTCCACATCCATTCTCCAACCTCTTGCCATTCTTCCGGTTTAATAGATATTGTAGCTGAGATGTTGTGCGTGTTATCACCTTTAATATGTCCCGGCTTAATCCATTCAATTGTAAACTTCTTTACACGCTCTAATAAAGCTAAAGCTGGCTCAGTTCTAAAAATAGAACCCTTTGGAGCTTTAATTGGAATTCGTATAATAGCTTGAGTATCTGGATTGAAGAAGTCATCCTCTAAAAGAGAAGGACAATTCTCTAATAGATAAGAATATATAGCCTCGGCTTTTCCAACTCTTAAGCTTCTTAAAAAGAATTCAGAGTGCCATCCATGAATACCACTAGCTGAACCAACTACACAAGAAGTTGTTCCTGATGGCTTAATACAAGTAGTTCTTGCTGCGTGATTAATACCAATAATATCAGCAACTCTTATGTTTTCTTGCTTAATAACATCTGTAGCTTTTGTTAAGTCTAATCCTAGTACAGCACCAGAACCAATTCCAGTCATACCTACACCAATAAGAGAATCTTTTTCCGTATTTTTTTTCCAAATATCTCTCAGATAATGAAAGTCCGTATATCCTGCTTGTAATGTTCCTAAGAATGCTGCAGCTTTACATCTTTCTTCTAAATCTTGTTGATCCTTAATATCCGATCCATTCACTTCAGTTAGATTACAAAATTGATTATTACGTAATGCTATCTCTACACAAGGATTTGTACCCCATCTTGGATTATTAGTAAAATATACTGCCGGTTCTCCAGAACCTGAAGCCTCTATCTTCTCCCACAGTTTCTTAAACTCAGATTCTGTGATCTTATGTCTTACAATAACTGCGGAATTATTAGCTCTACCTCTTTGTGGATTAGCAATGTACCATTCACCAAATTTACAAGTTAGCATTTCTTGATCATCTATGTCAAATAGAGAAATTAATGCAGCCCTTCGAATTCCTCCGGCATATACGGCATCGGCTATGAAGCAAGCAATATCATGACACTCTAGTGATGTAAGTTTTTCACCATTTTGTTTTCTATCTAGAATAGTTTTAATTCTAAAAAGACAAGTTTTTAAGGGTTCTGGTCCCGGGGCTTTTCCACCGCTAGTTACCAGTTCTGAATCTTTAAGTCGTATATCAGTAAAGTCGAATATTGGCTCAGATTTACTCTTAAAATATGCTTCAAATAATGCCTTTACTGCATCACTCCAGCCTACAATAGAATCTCCTATTAGGTATCTTCTAGTTTTTGTTGGTCTTTTTATTTCAGGTAACTGATTTACGTCAAATCTTTGAACAGAATACCCTACCCCAGAACCATTGAGCAAAAGGAACATCATTTCTGAAAATGCTTTGTAGTGGTCTAGTGGTAAAAAGGCACAGTTAAACATTCTATTAGGGCTAACTTCAATAGCTTTCCCACCAAACTGTAACGACCTCATCGATGGTAATACTTTTTTAGGTATTACAAAATTCTCATATACATTTAAAATTTCTTGATATAATTGTGGATACTTGTCTAAGTGCATGTTGCGATTTCGATAACATAACTCTAACCATGTTTCTCTTCGTTTTTTAAGTTTGTCAAATCTAGCGTACTTCATATGTACAGTGATTTCTGATAGAATCTCGCTGCTGATCTCCATGCTTCTCCTTGAATTTAAGTGAGTTTAATTGCTTGAGTTTTACCGAAATGTTTTTTAAGCATGTCGTTCTTCTCTTTAATTATTCTACCACATTCAATGAATGGTTTACCAGTCTTTTTATGAAAAAAACACATTTCTCTTATATCTACTATAGGCATATTAACTGTAATATTTAGTTCTTCTTCTGAGAACTCTCTTTGTAAATAAAGAGAGCCTATTTTAGCTCTAGCTGCTTTCGAAGGATATGCGACCTGAACAAAAGTATCTATTCTTCCATTACGTATTACGTTTTCTGGTATCGATTCTGGATAATTAGTAGACAATAAATATACTGTATTTGATACTGATCTAGAACCGTCTAAAAAGTCTAACATCTTCCGTATATCATCTGATCCCTCAACCATAGATACCACTTCTTCTACAACAATAATCTTTAATGTATCTTTTGTAGTAGTTTCTAACTTCTCTAGAAACGCTCTTGAAGGTATACTATCTAAAAATATCACTATAGCGTCTTTATATTTATTTACTAATTTTCTACAGAAGTGAGACTTTCCAGTTCCCGGAGGTCCGAAAAGAAGAACACCTAATTTGTAAATAGAACAAGAGCTATCGTAGATGTGTTTGTTGTTAATGAAGTCTTGTATGGTGTTTTCTAATTCATCCAGTTTGTCGATGATATCGATATACTTATCTTCTCTAGTTTCCATAGGAAGTAATCTTTCTTTTGATCCAATAGAACCATGTTCATGAGTATACACTCCAGCTGGAAGATCTACAGGTTGAGAATCAGGAACATTCTTTGAAAATATTTCTACTAAATTATTAGTTATAACACTGTAGTCACTATCCGTATAATTAACATTCATATGATCTGAAAGTTCTTTTGGATTATCAAAGGATTCTAAACATGATTTTGATTCTGCGAAAGGTGAGAAATAATAACCAGTTGGGGTAACTATCTTATACCACATCTGATGTACTCACTGGATGTTGTCTAATTTTTTCTTGAATTTGATTTGATACTGAAGTAATCTGATCTAACATAGATTGTGTCTTTTCTTTTAAATCTCCCACTTCGTCAGCACTTCTTTCTTTATCTTGGTCTAGAAATTTCAATGCTTTATCTAGAGATTGTTCTACAAACCCACAAAATTCAACAATGATCTCAGCTTCACTTCTATTTAGATTAATGTAAGTACAGTTTAATGGTTCTATTTTTTTATATAAATCGTTGAAGGCTACCGCTAGTTCTTGGTCTGCTCCATTTACTGCGTTATTTTCGGAAGCTCTAAGGATTTCCAATAGAAGATCTCTTTGTTTTTCATTTAAGGATAATTTCATCGTTACGTTCTCCGGTATAAGGTTCGTTTAGTTTAGCTACCGCACTCTCAAATAAATACAAGTACACTAAGCTTCCAGTTTCAGTATGTTGTTTTCGGAAATGTCCAATTCCCGGAAAAGATACGTCACCATATTCTCTCAGTCCTGTTAATATTTCAAAGGCTGCTACCTTTAGTATACCATCACACTCTTCTCTTGACAAGCCCGTTTTTTTTGCAAGACGTTCTGCTAAATTAACCATATATAAACTCCATTAAGGTTTGAAAATACGTACAGGTCTATCGGTTCTAGTCTTGGACATATCAAGATGACACCAATTAGTAGCCTTTCCTTTCGTATTATCAGGATGTTCCAACCATAATCCGTGTTTCTTAAGAAGTTCAGGCTTAGAAGCTATTAGTTTAGCTAATGTCTGATCTTTATCGTCAGCTAAATCAACAGCCATACCTTTCATGTGTAAACTTTTCTTAGCAGCATTAGGAGTTTTTGAATTTACAGAAGAAGGTCTGAATCCACTTGAGATTTCACTAGCATTACTTCCTAAATCCTTAAGTAGAGCGTTTACCTTACTTACCAAAATTGCACCATTCTCAACTACATCATCTGTAGCTTCAGGATCTAAGGCTCTGTTGGGATATTTTCCTGAGCTGGTTAGTAAGTCGTGTAGAGTAATCATATAGTTCTCCCTTAAAGATATTTGTTTAAAATACTAATAATACTATGCGTCATTTTGTCTAAAAAAGACAGCTTTGTAACACTAATTCAACACTTAAGATAGGAATCCCTAGTATACTCCGGAGTAGGGAAGAGGGTATACTAAGATATACTTCGTTCGCCTCTTTATAGGCTCACTACGTATAGGAGTGGAGTGGGAATAATACGATTATACACATGTCCGAAAAAGTTGTCAATGGGCTATCTTGCGTCAAAGTATTAAACACTTACGATTTGCATAGGATAACAAATATACTTGAGATGATGTAAGTTCGATAGTCCCTTTTGGGGTATAACTTAAACAAGCGATTAACACAGAATCTCTTTTTTAACATAGGATGTAAACGTGAAAAATTATGATTTTATCTTCATATTAGTATGTCTTTTTGTCTTTAGAATTATAGCCTTATCTGGTTCTTTCGCTGATGCGATATGTCTAATAGCTTTATTAGCATATATGTTCGGTAATAAGTATCTTGTAATTAAGCAAGTATCTAATGATGTAGTAGACCAAGTTAATAAGGAAAAAGAAGCTAATGCAGCTAAGTATGCTTATTTGGCTGATCAAATTGAAAAGACACGTAATGCTGCAGAAGGTGTTAAAGCTGCGTTAAACTTTACAGGTAAAAGATAATGGATATAGATAAAATGAAAATAACCGAACTACGAGAGTTCGCAGATAAACTAGTAGCCACTAATCTTGCTTTGCAGCAAGAACTCCAGAAAGCTCAAGATAAGCTAAACCATTTAGAACAGATAACTAAATTTAACGCTAGTCCAATATCTGTTGCGTCAAACGAAGAAGAATTGTGTAAACTTGAGATTAATAGATTATACACAGCAGCAAAATCAGCACCGTTAGAATTCAACGAGATTAAAGCATTTGAGATTTACGTAAAATCCTTAATGTTAATCCGTGGTAAAACTCCAGAAGATGTAAAAAAACAATCAAAGAAAGAAGCACCTAAATCGATTGAGCAGTTATTACAAGCTGCTTTACAGGTAGCAGATGAACCAACAGAACAGTAATCCTTTAGTAATAAGTAGACATGAAGCACGTAAGATACTTTGGGAGAAAGGTAGAATTACTGATTTCCTATTAGATAATAATCAGAAATACGTTCGTGATCAAATTAAAAACAATAACAGAAGAACTCACGTAGTTGTATATTGTCGTCAAGGTGGTAAATCTTGGGGAGCATTAGGATATGCGGTAGAGGAACTTATAACTCGTAAGAACATTACGGTATGTTATGTAGCTCCCAGATTAAAACAAGGTAAGAAAATCGTTAAACAAACATTCGATGATATGTTTGTAGACTGTCCTCAAGAAATGAAGCCTAGATTTGACCGAGATTCATCTTCTTATATATTCCCGACAACAAAAAGTAAACTAGAATTGTATGGCTTTAACGCAGAAGAGATAGAATCTGCCCGTGGTCCGAAAGCTCACATAGTTATCGTAGATGAGTGCGGATTTATGAACGATCTTAAGTACGGTATTAGATCAGTTCTACGACCTAAGCTGAATACGACTAGAGGACCGATGATTCTAATATCAACTCTTCCAAAGTCCCAAGGTCATGAATACTATGACTTTATAAAGAAGGCTGAGTTTGACGGTACATTAGTTAAGAGAAACATATTTGAATGTGATAGATATACTAAAGAAGATATTGATGTATTTGCT